CCACGATGGAGATCAATTTTATATGCACCTCGATATTGATCTGGTACAAGCAACGCGCAGCCTTTGCTGTTCATTGGTTTTTCTTGCCAAACTTTGCCAGGGTCGGTAGTGATAGAGTAGCTTCGTACTTCCCAGTTTGCTCTTGAGTCGCGGTATATTACGAGAAGCGCATCATCAAATTTATTAAAGATGTCCACCTCGCTGCGGACGCCAATAATATTAACGTTCCAGGGCTTTTTGCTCGTTAAGCCAAAAAAGGCATAATTCTTTGCCTCCAAAGCTCTTCTAAACTGTTCTTTAATTATAAAGGCGTGAAGCCCTTTTATAGTAGCCATTAGATTCCTTTAAAAAATAGTATCAGCAATACCCAATTCAACTGCTTCTTCTGCGGTGAAGTAGGCATTGACTTTTCTATTTATAATTTTCTTAAGATGCGCTTTGGTCATATTTGTTTCTTCAACCATTGCCTCAATATATTTGTTTTGGGTCCAACGAATCTCATCCATTTCATTTTCAAGAGTATGAAGGGAGCCCATGTTGCCACCGAGAACGCTATGGATCATGACACGACAGTTTTTGCCGATTCGACGTTTTCCTGGTGTGCCCGAAGCCAACAGCAGGGTTCCGGCAGAGAATACTTTTCCTAAGCCTACCGTATAGATATCACAGTTTTCTCGCACGACGCGCATTAAGTCGTGAAGTCCAAACATTTCTTGTGCGTTTCCGCCAAGAGTAGAGATAACAAATTCAAATGGTTTATAACTTGTTATAATATCCGACTTTTCATCTTCGGGATCTTCTAGCGAATATGTTATTCCGCTTTCATATAAGGATATCATACCATAGATTAATTCGCCTGCTTTTTCTTCATCAAGATCGCCACAGAGCCCCATAACACGCGGTGCCTCATCCTCCTTCGCTATAACATGAACTGCTTTTTTTTCTTCTTCGTCTTTGCCTTCTTCTTTTTTCTTTTGTCCCAATTGCGGTGTAAAGATCACAGAACTGCTCCTTGTTGGATCATTTTTTTATTTCTAATTTTTTCGTTACCGTGAGAAGTCATTTCAACCAAATGAATTGGGAAAGTTTCCGCCCATGTTTGCCATGTATGTGTATTGGCAAATGTTTTTGCGAAGATATAAGTAAATTCTTTTGTTTTTATATTGTAGCCATCGCCAACAACCGTCCATTCAGACAATATTTTTAAAACCTTGTTTAACCCTCTCTTGCCCTTAATACTGTCCACTTGTATACAATATTCTGTTTCATCATGTTCGTTTTCTCGTTTCCATGCCCAAGCTTTCATAGTACCCTCCTTTGTGTATGTATATATTATAACAAGATCCACTCTACGTGTCAAGTATTATTTTTTTTATTAAATTTTGCAACAAAGTCTTTTAATTCACTTAAATTTAATACCTCTTCTTTAACAATATCTTTAGCGGTAGGCGCTCCAGGCTTTGTATATACTGGTCCCGTATATTTTACATTAATGCCTGAGTATCTTGGATCCATTTCTGGTCGTTTTTCTGCTGGGGCTGTTCGTTTAATTTTAGTGAGGAGGTCAGTGGCGGCTTCTTTTCCTTCCAGTTCTCCTCCCAGTGACAGAAAAAGCGCCTCATGTACCTCGGGTGGGAGAGGAAGCCTTTCAGGATCTTGCGTATGTTCAATTCCATATTGAATAATATCTGTGATTTCGTCGCCCAGAGTTCCAACTCCACGTCCTTGGATATACTTAAGTGCATCATATATTAGACGACCGGTGGGATTTAGTGGTGCCTCTGGTGCGAGCCATTCGGAAAGATTCGTTTGTGCTACCTTTAGAATATCGCTGGCTTCGTCCCATGTTACACCTTGAAACGGGTTACGCATAAATTGCGAACGTTTCCCACCCTTTGGATCTTTTAATTCCAGCTTATCGTCTTGTAACACGGACTCATCAAAGTCCTCTCTAATTTCACCTGTATTAATATCAAAAATATTTGGATATATTTTATCCGAAAGAAGGGTAACGCCTCGTTCCTCTCCTAACTGGAGATATGCTGCATCTCTTACAACATTTTTTTGATATTGATTGGCGATTTGTCTTGTGAGTTTTGGACCAACTTTTCTTTCTCCCTTTTTTGCCCACCGCTCTTCATCAGATTGAACTGAATAGTCAGGGGGGACATTGATCTGAAAGAGTGCTACATCATATCCTATTTCAACAAGGGCGCGGACGATATCGCGTATCTTGTTAATTTTTTCACCGGGAGTGTCAATTAATAACGGCATACATTTATTAACATATTTTCTCATCCTCTCTGCGGTGGCTTGCTGTAATAGTTTTCGCAATTCTTGTTTAACTACCTGCGGACCTTCTTCAAAATTAAGCGATAGTCCGTATCTAGGGAACACGTCTTCAACAAGTTCATCAGTATTAATAACAATAAAATTATCAGGGAGCCCAAGCACATCTTTAATGAATGTTTTACCTGCGCCTGCGGGTCCAAAAATAAAAACTACCTTAAAGGGGTTTTGAACTTGAGTTATTCCCTTTTGAAGCGCTTCTTGGATCTTTACTTCTTGAATTAATTGTCTAAGTTCGCTTATCTGCATTGTAGCCTAAATAGAAACCATAAGTGGTTAAACATAAATAGTTCTTTGTTGTTGTTAATGCTATTATAACATAAAAGCCGTGGTGGGAACCACGGCTTTTAATTATTTTAGGAGATTGGTGTTACTGCCTACTTCTTGCCTGAAAGGCGGGCAACAACACGTCGGAGGACTTCGTTAACGACTTCCTCATCATCAAGCACTTCTGCGAGTTCTTCCTCGTCACCCTCTTCAAGAGACTCTTCTTCGTCTTCTTTTAGCCAGCGACCAGTGGGATGTCCATTTCCGTCTTTTACTTGCTTGCCGGGTCCGTGACCCTTGTTGGCAGTCTTATCTTCTTGGAGGGCAAGCTCTTCTTCTTCGTCGCCAGCTTCCGGTGGGAGTCCTTCTGGCTCCACCCCGCCCATCTCCATATCTACTGGCTCTTCGAGCCCGACTTCTAGGTCTTCCGCACCGCCTACTCCGGGTTCTACTTCGACTTCAATTGGCTCGGGTAAGCCAAGAGCGTCTTCTAACTCTTGTGCAACAGCCCGAACAATATCAGCAGCAAGATTTTGCGCTTGTTCAGGTTCTAATCCTAAATCCTCACCCCCTTCATCGGAAACTTCCAGATCTGCAACCTCAACACCCTCGACATCGCCGCCGAGGTCATCACCCATATCGGGTGGTAATTCTTCTCCTGGTCCTGCATCGCCGGGTAACTCATCTTCATCTCTGTCGCCATAAACTCCTCCCACCTCATTAATAGCGGGAATACCAGCAAGACCCTGGAAGCGACGGACCTGGGCTTCTGATAATAACTTTTTGCTCATTGTAGAACTCTCCTAAATTTGATATTGTGCAAAATAATCATATATAATTAGAAAGCTAACCGACAAAAGGCAGAAAAATCACATAAGTTTCTTTAACTTGGCAAGGACGCTTTTTTCTATCTGCTGTACCCTTGCTGGAGTTAAGCTTAATCGTTCTGCAATTTCTCTTAATTTCATTGCTCCATTGTTTTTAATAGCTATATTGACACAATTCAAGTCTTCTTTATAGGCAATCCAGCAGCGGCATTCCTTAATTGGACAGGTCACATCTAATTCAACACATTTTTCGGCGCACTCTATCATAATTCAGGGTGCTCCTTGGCAAGAACATCAAATATATCTTCAATTTCTCCATCATTAATACCAAATTTTGATGCAAGCTCTTCTCCTGCTTGCTTCAGTTTATCAGATTTGTGGTGACGTTGGGCAGACTTAACACTGCTATTTTGCAGCTTCCACGCGCCGAACCATTCCATAAAGCGGTCATCCTCTTGCAAAAAAGCTTTTACAGCCCCCCTTAAAAAAGCCGACTGGGTGACACCATGATGATGAAGCTTGATCTTTAAATCAACTTTATGTGATTGTGGAAGATTTGCGTATATTTTTTCAGCAGGCTCATCCCATTGTTTTTTAGGCATCGTACCTCCACTTAATATGGGTATTACTTTCTGCTAATCCTGATTGGGTTTGGCGAACAAATTGAGCATTCTCTCTTAACTCTTTGAGATTGCGAGCGCCGCTATATGATAAACCGCTCCGTATTCCATTTTCTAGCTCTTGTAATATATTAATAACGGGCCCTTTATATGGAATAACTGTAGTGACGCCTTCCAGAGAGGACACGTTGCCACGCCAATCCATTTGTGCATCTTTGCTTGCCATTCCGCGATACGACTTAAGCTTTTTATCCATTTGATGGATAACATCTCCTGGTGCCTCGGTTGTCCCGGCGAGCAAAGACCCTACCATAACAAAATCAGCACCTACTGCGAGTGCTTTTACAATATCACCAGAATTCTTAATACCGCCATCAGCAATAATTTTTATATCTGGGAACTTATCTTTAATTCGTGTACAATCGATAATCGATGCTAGAGTTGGCACCCCATGTCCAGTTTGAATACGAGTTGAGCAAATAGATCCCCCTCCTATTCCAACTCGGATACTGTGTGCTCCAAATTGTGCTAATGCAAAAGCACCTGTATATGTTGCAACATTTCCTGCCATCAAATGAACTATGTGTCCATACTTGTCTTTTAGATTGTGGAGCGCAACGTGCATTAATAAGTGATCACCATGGGCTACATCGAGACATAGCACGCTAGCACCGGCAGATACAAGTTCTCTTGCTCTCTCTAGATAATCTCCAGTGATTCCAATAGCTGCGCCTACTGTTTTTATACCACCTTCCGATGCTTCCGATACCATAGTCGCCTGTTTATCAATAGAATTATATCTATGAATAATACCTAACCCGCCGAACTCTGACATCTTCTGTGACATTCTTGTGCCACACACAGTATCCATTGGGCTGGCAATAATTGGTACCCTAAGTTCAATCCCCTCCGATATCTCCGAAGATAATGTCACCTCGCTTCGTGATTTGATATCACTATATTGGGGCAATAATAAAATATCATCAAAAGTTAAAAGTGTTTCAAGATCCATCTTCTTCCTCCATAGTTTTTAGAAAACTGTTAATTACTTCTTGTGCCGTGTTCCAGCACGTCGGACAATAAAGCCGAACAGGATTATCTTCTTCTTGCTCTCTAACCACAACATTCCATGTCGTAGCCATTTCTTTATCATTCTTATCATATGCCGCCGTACAAGCAGTACACTCTTCAGGTAATTTACCGAACATGGCAACTTTAGCTGATAGTTCTTCGTTACTGTCTTTTCGCAATTGTGCTTCTTGGGCTCGTCTTTGTTTTCTATTCATCGTTGAAGCGCTCCCATACGGGGGTAGTCGTCCGCCCAACCCTCGGGCAGATTATTAAAGACTACTACTGCCGATGGGAATGGGGCACTGTTTGAGCTATCGCCAAACTTCAGACGACCTTTAACAAAATATACCAGTTCCGCCTTCATAACGTAGTCGTGCCAATATCTCGTATCTGTCCGTGCCGGGATCAGCATTACAACTTTTGTATTGGAGTCTTGCGACTCTTCATATGCCTTCTTGATCCATGCTTCAATTCCTCTACCATATGGAGGATTAACAAATACTGTGTGTCCTTGCCAACTTTTTGATAGTCCATTTTCTGGCTCGGTGTAAAAATTGTCGCACTTAGCATTGTGAGGGCTTGCACAAGGGTCAAGATCAAAAGGTCCAAACCTCCAATTTAATTTATTATAAAAATCTTGGGGAGTTGACCATTCTCCCGATTTGCTGGAAAACATTGTTTCCTGGGTTGCCTTGTTCATTCTCGCTCTTCCTTTGCTTTTGAATAAAATGTTATGAGATCGTGTTTCGATATACTTGGATTGCCAGCGGTGTCGTATTTTGGACTTTCGTGAAAATTCCAATTTATAGATTGCATTATGTGATAAACATCTTTAGTCTTTTGTTTTATATAATAGTGACTTTTCCAATCTCGTTTTTTCTGTTTAAAGTCTGTATAAACTTTACCAGCATTGCCCCCGACCCGCCTTACACAAAAGTCGGATTGCTGTTGTTGCGCTTTTGTATGCCCTAGAGTTGGTTTTTTAGTTTTTTTATCAACCTCAATTGAAACAAAATCAAAATCTTGACACACTATAGTTGTCTCAATTCTATCTCTTTCTATGTTTTTTCGTTCCCATACTTGAAACACTGTGGGGACCGCATATGACTCTCCAGAAGGTAAATAAAATGCATCTACTTCTAATATTTCTTGTTTAACTAAGTGAAAACCTGAATTTAATCGATTAATTAATGAAGGCTTTCTAAATGTTCTCGGCACGATAAAAGCAATACAATCAGAAAATTGTGCTGCATGATTAAAGAATTTAACGGCAAGACTAGAGTTTTTGCCGAAGGGGGGATTGCCAATAGTCAGAACCCCGCTCATCCTATTTGGAACAAAATCAAAGAAGTCTCCTTGTCTTATTTCAGATAAGGCTGGCTCTAAATCGATTCCAATTCTCTTATCTTGTGGTAATCTTTTTAAGAAATCCCCTGCGCCAGCAGAGGGCTCCACAATTAAATCAAACGTAGAACAATCAATCATTTCGAGAACTTTCTCGACGATTGATGGCTTTGTATAAAATTGATCTAGACTATGCTGCTTCGGCACCAAATAGCTCCTGCCTTTTTGTTTTTGTGATGCACCCATTGGGATACTGAATAGATAAATCTTGTCCTTTCTTAAAAACAACATTTACTTTGGGAAAGTCAACAATGTCACAAATAATATAATTCATATTTTCCGTTTTAAACAAAAACTGCTTCTCATCAAATTTGCGACCTGTACCAATCATTCCAGAAGGCATAAACTTACAGCCACTTGCTGTTGTAAAGTTCTTGGCATCATACTTTATGTTTTCATCATCCCTGTTAACATGATCGTGATCCTTACATCCCTTGATGTGTTTTAATTCGGGGAACCATGTTACCAATTGCGGTTCCAATAGATGCGAAGCTACGCGACCATCTTTAAATATCTCCACTAGAGCCTCGGTGGTAAGATTTCCAAACCCAAAAGTTCCAGTTAGATTAAATTTATAAACATTATTGAACTTAATTTTGCTCATCTGTGCTCCCCAAGGCTCCATCGCCTCGTTCACTGATTGTAATTGGATACCATCCATAAAGATCAGAGTTGGAAGTTTCCATTGCCCTAAATGAAACAACCGGAACCATTACAACCTGTGCAATTTTTGCATGGGGTTCGATTACCTGCTCCTTCGTACCGATATTGTGAAGGTTAACAAATAACTCTCCATCGTATCCGCTGTCCACTACGCACGCCCCCACAACGAGAGAGCGCATAGCCGCTATACTTGATCGGTTCTTAACCTCAAGCATATATCCGTGAGGGACGCCAAACTTTAGCCCCGTCGAGAGGATTGCACTTTCTCCTGGCTGGATAGTAACGGGTTTTTGCTCCTTGGGTGAAAAATAGACATCCAATCCTGCATCACTTGGGTTGCTGCGGCTTGGTGGGTGTGCGTTCATATGCACTCTATGATATTCAATAATCATTGTGTTGCTCCTTAATGTTTATATTATAACTGGGTTTTTGTTTGCTGTCAACTTAATAATCTAAAATTATGACGAATTGATCTTGTTGAGTAACCCCATGTTGGGTGATGATCTAATCTGGCCATATAAGGTCGATTAAGAAATAAAATATCACGATTTGAATTTACGCCCCAACATTTGATACTGGTGGTGTGCCCTGTGTCATCAATTACTTCAACCACCCAGTATTCCTTATTGTGTTTTGTCTTTCTCGGAAGAATCTTGCGAGGAATAAACCAAGTGAGTTGCAGTTCGGGATCAAACTCTCCAATTGGCGGAATGAACTTGTCTTCCAGTTTCTTTCTAATCTCACGATTCATTACTTCGCTCATCGGAAAAACACCAGTTAGCTCAACCGTATATTGAATTAACTCTTCTTCCTCAAAGTCTCCTTCTGGTCGATAAAGTTCAATATTATCTTCAAGTTGCTTAAGCTTTCTTGGTCTATCAACCGCAACGGCAGACCAGAAATGTTTTAATCCACTGAACCTTGAGTCTACTAAACTATTCAACGCACCAGAGCGAACCAGAACATCGACTGCCTTTTTGTTTAATTTAGAATAAGTAATGTTTTCATTAAATAAGAAATCTTCAATTGTTTCAAAAGAACGATTATTTAAGATCTGATCGATTGCGGCGTCTCCTAGACCCTTAATAGAAGTTAGCGGCTGAATGAGCGTGGAGCCATCTTCACTAATTTCCCAAACACGACCAGATGTGTTTATATCCAGCTTTTTGATATTAAAGCCAAAGCCTTTCGCAATATTGATCGCTTTTTCTTTTCGACTCTCGGGTTCTTTATCAAGAAATGCTGCCATCCACTCTGCCGGATAATGATAAGCCAGCCAAGCACATTGATATGAGAGCATAGAGTACGAGACGGCATGCGATTTATTAAATCCATAGCCAGAAAAATATTCAAACTTGTCCCAGATGCTTTGTGCGACATCCTGACGAATGCCCTTTTCCATGCAGCCTTCAATAAACTTTGCGTGGATTTTCATCTTGGCTTCATGTCCCTTTCCAGTACCCTTTTTGGTCAACAGTTTGCGAAGTTTGTTCCCTTCATCAAGAGAGAGATCTTTTCCAAGCTTATGGGCAAGGATAGCGATCTGTTCCTGAAAGATTAGGAATCCATATGTCTCTTGAGTGACTTCTTCGATCAAAGGGTGTGTGTATTTAATATATTGAGGGTTTTCCTTCGCATCAACATATTCATCATCTACGTTTGCCGATAGAGGTCCAGGGCGAAAAATAGAAGTAATCGCAGAAATATCAATAATGCTGGTAGGTTTTGCGCGTTTACAAAATGCCTGGGCACCTTTCTCAGTGAACTGAAAAATCCCTGCCCATTTTCCACTGTGGAAAATGTTCTTGTATACATCTTGGTTGTTTAGATCAATAACATCTGGATCCAGGTGCTTGCCATAGTATTCTTTGACATCGGCAAATGTCGGTTCTTGAATTCCATGGTGTCGCTTCAAAATATGTCGAATTGCACCGTCGAACATTGCCAAGGTGGAAAGACCAAGAATGTCAAACTTAATAAATCCCATTGGTTCAAGATGCCGAACATGCTGTCCTTCAGCCCAAGGTGTTTGTCTGATGCCCTTGCTATTAATAATGGGCATCCATTCATCTAGATTTTCACCCACGACGACACCGCCAGCATGACGCGAACAAGATCGTACCTGACCATAAAGAATATCGATATGATTAGCGATATGGGGATTCTTAGCCAAGAATGCTTGTAGAGTAGGCGAGTATTCTTTAACCTCCTCAAAAGTCGGGTTATATACTCCCGCCTTGATTCCGTGCGCTTTCTTTGCTGCTGGGGTTGCCTCCATGAGCATCTTGCCAGTAACTTCATTAACTTCTTTAAAAGGAATTCCATAGAACTTAGAAATATCTTTGATTAAAGAGCGAAGCTGAAGTGTGTTCCAATTTGAAATAGGAACGACTGTTGTATCGCCCCATTCTTTAATAAGCCGCTCTTTTAGCTCCATCGGAGCCGCAACATCATAATCAATATCGGGATAATCAGTGGCATCTGAACGTAGGAAACGCGAAAACAACAGTCCGTGTTTGATCGGATCAATTTGAGTAATGCCAAGAACATATGCTACCAGGGAGCCAGCGGCAGAACCACGACCTGGACCTGTGAGCATGCAGTCGTTTGCCCTGTCTGCAATTGCCTTCATTGTTAAAAAGTATTTGGGAAATCCTCGATCATCGATAACGCTAAGTTCGTGCCGTAATCTATCCATGTATTCTTGATTATTGTGCAGACTCTTGTTCCTAAGCCCTTCCAGGGACATATTAACCAGCGCTTGGGTCGCAGTGTGTCCAGCGGGGACAACAAAGTCTGGTAGACGTACTGTATTATCGGGAAGAAAATCGGTAATTTGTTGATGTGCGATTGTATGTGTATTTGTAATAGAAGCCAAAATAAGCTTATCGTCGTATTCGACGCCACACTCTTCTGAATACTTCTTATAACTCTCCCACATTTCATCGCCATTCTTTGGATAAAGTTCGTACCCAATCTCGTCCACAGAAATAGGAAGTTCGCTACTCATATAATCAGGCTGAAATGATGCTTTTCCAAGCCATCCCAGGCGCTTATAAAGCTCTCTATCTTTCCAGGCATCGCGGTTCGGGTAATGGCTATCAGCCGTGGAAATTAATCCAATTCCGAACTCCTTGTGCATCTGGATAATATATTTATTAATGATGTGCTGTTCTGGTACATTATTCCACTGAAGCTCTCCATACCAGCGATTTCCAAAAATGTCTATCATGCGTCGAGTTGTTTCGCGCATCGCTTCAAGAACAGCATCGTCGCCTTTGTCTCGATTTTCCCAATAGTTGCCAGAGTAAACGCCTCCCAAACAAGCCGAGGCAGCAATAACTCCTTCACTATATTTTGCCAGCATCTCATAGTCCATACGAGGATAGCGATAAAAGTTTTCACTCTTATAACTTTCGGATATTAATTTAAAGATGTTCTGCAAACCTTTTTGGTTTTGTGCGAGGAGGATAAGGTGGCGACGACGGCGTAGCATATCTTGGACTTTCTTGCTGGAGTTTTCATCCTCCACAGTGGCGGCGCTCAACTCACTACCGAGAGTTTTTGCACGCTTTTTGTCTTCAAGTGCCCTTGCGTATTCGTCTCGCCAATCAGAAAGAGACGGAAGGAAATACGCCTCTGTTCCGAAGATGGGCTTGAAATCCTTGCCCTCTTCTTTCATCTTCTTGGCGTGCAGCACTTGATGTGAAAGACCATTAGCATTACCGTGATCGGTTAGCGCCAATGCATCGCATCCGTTTTCATAAGCAAAGTCCATATGTTCACCAGGATACCCTAAAGCATCGAATAGTGAACCTGCAACACTATGTGCATGTAGCCCTACAAATGGGATTTTAGATTTTACTCTATCGCTCACCTTACCCTCCTCTTAATGTTTTTATATTATAACGCACGTTTGAACACAGTGTCAATCTCATTAACAATTTTATTTCGCACATCATTCTCAAGCTCCAATACTTCGAACACGCGATAGCGCATTTGACCAAGCAAAGTGGCAAGATGTTGTGTCTTGCTGTTTGCTTCCTGTAGTTGTTGAGTTAGGTTTTCAACCTGTGTCTCTAACTCACTCTTTGTCGTTGTCATTGTCTACTCCTATTCCATTCCATTCATGGTATTTAATTAGTCCCTCGAAAGGGCGTTGAATTTTTTTTGCCTCTTCGGACGCAAAAAAATTAATATAACTTTCCCAACTAGAGATGCTGTGGAACCAGTCCAACTCTTTTATGTTACTATCTTCTATTATAACAGGTTTGAGAACTTTGTCAAGGGAAAAATATCTTGCTGACCATCTTTCTTCGAGTGGCAGTTTTTCTGTTGGTATTTCAGTTCCAGAATTTTTCCAGGTTTTTGTTCCTTCTTTTCGTATTACCTGTCTGCATTTAATAAAATCTTCTGGACCGAATGAAAACCCTAAATATTCTCCATCTTTGGCTGTCTTCCCGTCATGGCATAGAAAAAAGTTATTTTCACTAGAAATTAAACTTCTGTGCTCTCGCGGAGCATCTTCGGGGTATACGCCAAGTGGAAAAGAGACATAATACTTATCTGGTGTTACCCATTTACTCATTTGTTTGCTTATCCAGTAAGCGGTTAGCGCCCCAAATAAAATGCTCCACGCATGGCAGTCAATTCTGTCTCTATCTTTCGGGTGAATTGGCACATAATATATTGGTATTGGGCGTCTATAGTCTTCTGGATATGCTGCCAATATGCGCCCATACCAAATGGGGTCTTGAACCACTTCACCGATTCTATGGCGTATGAGAGATTGAATATCATTGTTGCACACTATCCAAATTGTTTCGCATCCCGCATAGGCACATTCCATAATTGAGCGCTCAAGAGCAGTATAGTTTTCTGCAATTGGCATCAAAGAATCATCCCATTCAAATCCAAAACTTTGTTCACGTCCTGCGACCGGAATTATTCCAGCCAAATGAAATGCGGCTTTATTTATAGG